CCGGTTCATCCTTATATCTTTTTCTATATCAGCTACTATTTTATTTATTTTCCGGTCATTGCCATCCAGCACGGTAACCTGCTTTATACCTTCAATTGTATAGACAGATGTATCTTCTTTCTTGCTCAAATACTTTTTTACCGCTTTCTCCGCTCCATCATACGCATATCTTACGTACGGATGCGACTTGTCAAAGAGTTCCCCGGTTTGTCCCGGATTCCCTTTCAGCCCGTCAGCCGGCTTGTCATCATCGCCGCCTTCCGGAATCCCGTCCATCGGTGTACAAGGTTCGTCTGTTGACGTCAATGGGCATTTGCAGTTCCATCTGTCACCCGGGCGGTGTGATTTCCAAAACGGGTGGTCAACGGGCAATACTGTTCCCCAAAATATTTTGTGGTCCGCTCCCGGATGGATGCTGGTAGACGGCAGCCATTTCAGGTTCGGGAGAATGTCTTTTTCCCGTTCAAACTGTCTCCAGTCCGCCGCCTGGTGGGCGCGGATTACTGCGGTGTCGTATTCAGTCTTTAGCCAGTGTTCCATCTGATGTGTGGCAATGGGTTGCACTTCTTTCGACCACTGTTCAAATGGTTTTAGCTTACCTTCCGAATCCAGTAACTGTGCCGCCATGTCATTTTGCGCACGATGCACCTTGAAGGCGGAGAATACCGCATTGTTATGTTTCAGTTCCTGGTAGAAGTCATAGTCCGGGTCAACAGGCTGGCGTATTCCGAATCCTTTGTCAGTAGCTTCGTTCATCGCTTTCCATGTTTCGTTGAACAGGTTTTCCTCGATGTCAGTCATCGGATGGAAACTTTTGCTGTAGATGTTCTTCAGTGCCTGTCTCATCACTTCGTCATCGAATGAGAATCCGGATGAAGCGCCGTCTACCGCTGCGTCCCGGTAAAGCTCATTTATCACCACTTTAAAGGAGCCCCGTGGTTTCCCGCCTCCGGGGCTTTTACGAAAAAACTTTTCCACCAGTTTCTGAATCCGCCTTTTTTCTTTTCGGGAGATTTCTTTTCAGGTGGAGCGTTCCGCTTTTCTTCGTCCTCTTCTTCCTCTTCGATATCATTTATTTGTGGAAGAAAAGAAGATGCTTGCGGTCGCTTTATAGTGTCTTTCTCATTTTCCGGACACTCCAGCCCCAGTTCGTCGTACATCTGTTTCTTGCTGATTTCCAGTCCGAGGCTGCTTGCCTGGGTGAAAAGGTTCATCTTGGTGGTGGGGTCAATCATTTTGGGCTCCGCGAAACAGAATTCGCCACCGGATGTATTGATTCCAAGGTGCAGGAATATATCCGTCATCTCGTAGTTGAGCAGGTTCAGGATAAACTTCCGATCACTTTGCGCGATACGTTCCTCTACTTTGCCATGCACCGTTCCGAGTGCCTGGGAACCTTTCGTTCCGGCTTCGGTGGTCAGCGTGTTTCCCAGGAACAGTTTGCTGATTTCACTGTTGCAAGTGTCTACCAGACTTTTGTACAGGTCCGAACTGCCTGTCTTGTTGCCACTTTCCACCAGGTCCATGTTGCAGCCGTCAGGCAGGAACCATGACGAAGCGGAACCCTGATTCGCATCGTTCTCTTTCAACTGCTCCAAAGCCGATTCGTCATCGGGATCATACGTATATTTGCGCATCGGCATCCCGAATATTTCGGCAAACTGTGCCCAGTCGGCGGTGCTGTTCCGCTTGTAAATAACCCACGGTGCGGCCTTTGCAAGTTCACCCAGCGAACGGGGTTCGCCGATAAACAGCAGGTCATCAAATTCATCCCAAGGGATACCGGTTATGTCATGTTGCCGCTTGAGGATAAGTTTACGTACCGGGTCGTAATGCTTGCGCGGAATAAAGATGTAGTTCAGCCATCCGGTCTTTTTGTCGCGGTAGAACTGCACAAGAGTGTTGCCTTGAGGTATTGCGTCGAACGCGTCACCCAGGAAACGCAGGAACCAGGGAGAACGCAACTGCTCGTTGATTTTCTCATCCGGTTTTCCACCCCGCCGGTACTCGATAACAGAACAGAGTATGGCACTTTTCCGCTTGTTGATGACACTGGAAAGATGCGGGTCCATCAGGATGTCCTCAAACAGGTCATACAACTTGGCGCGTTGGGGAAAGTCGATGCTTTCGGCAGCTCTTAGAGCGTTCATATAACTGCCTATGTCGATTCCGAAACGTCTTGTTTGTGTCAGGATAATGGTTGAGGGACGCTGTTGTCCCGGCAGGGGAATGTTTCCCCCGGTGGTTATGGTATTTCCTTTCATGTCAATAGTGGTTTATGCGTTTGGTGTTACTGTGTAACTCATAGGTTGACTTGCGCTCCGCTTTTTCCAGTTCCGGTGCCCCGTCAACGGACATGCCTTTTTTAACGGCTATCAGCCATTCCACCGCCCGGTCATATCGGTCTTTCCGCATCTGTGATAGTTTCTGCGGATTATGGATGGTGAAAATATGGTAGATGGCGATATCCAGTGCCATCATCAATACCAGTTGGTTCCGTTCGTCTCCGGTAGCGGCAAACAGTTTGTCACAATCATAATGTCCGGAGAGATAGCCGCGCATTTCGGCAATGGCACGGTCTTCACAGATTTCAACGATGGCGTCATCGTTGCGGGTCAGTGCGTCCAGTATGTCACGATGGATACTGGCGTCATAGTCGGATAGTTCTATAAATTTGCTCATAGTCTGTATTTATTATTTTTTTGTCTGGTTGAACGCGAAGCGGAATGCCCGGGCCGCAAGACACGCATTTTGCGGTCTATAATCCTGTTTGCCCCTTCGATGCAGTCCGGACCGTCGGCAGGGAATTTCAAGCGCAGGGTGAAAAGTTTGAACTGGTCTGTCAGACGCTGCATGTGCGGGTTCTGTTGTTCGTCCTCATTGAAGATGAGGTTTCCTTCCCGGTTCAACGGTTCCAGGTTCGCTTCGATACGGGTGGCTTTATCCGTTTTCTTTTCCGTGTCCGGATTAATGTTCAATTCTACACGCTTTTCCTTTTTAGCTTTCCGTACAAGCGGTTTGAATACCTGCTGGAAGAAAGGGTCCTGAAGCTTGTTGTTCTCCATAAAGTTGTAGAGAGTGGTTCGCCCGTCTACGTATTCATTGAGTGATATGTACCAGTTGATGAACTCCGCATTCAGTCCAAGGAATCCTTTGATTACATAGAGTTTCCCGTCCAGTTTTCCGCATAGCCAGCAGCCTTTTGTCGAACTGTTTTTGGTCTTGTTTTCACCCGGTGCCGGATCGCCGTAGACTACCAAAAACTTGAACTTTTTCAAAGAGGGAATCTTACCGTAGGTTATTTCCTTGAATATTTCACCCTCGGAAATAGGATTGTTGAAATATTCCTTCTGTACGGCGACGGTACTTACTTTGGAGATAACCTGGTCTATCATTTCTTCCGTATTCTTTTGCGGCCAGGTGCTTTTTCCGTTTTTATCACGGATGTTCACGATGTCCCAGTGGTCTGCCAGTTTCCCGGCACGGGTGATACAGCAGTCCTTGGCAATGATATTTCCGCAGAAGATGATGGTGGTAGGCACGGCTGGGTCACGGGTGAAGTAGAGCGCGTCTTCCCACCAACGCCAGTTCTTGTCTACCGTATCCGGATTCCGGCATGCTTCGTCCGTATCAAAGTCATCCACCAGCAGACAGTCCGGACGTACGGCTTCGTTACGGCTACCGCGCGGCGCGTTTCCCGCACCTACGCCGATGAATGAAGCCCCGTTCTTCAATATGAAATTCGACTCCTTCCAGCTTCCCGGATTCACCAGATTCCCGTAGTAGGCTTTCAGACGCCCGTTCTTCTCAAAGTTCGTTTTGTAAGGTTTGAGCAGGCGTATGGCGGCATCTTCCGTAGCACTGGCCATGATAACGTTTTTCCTGCGTCCTGTCAGTACAAGGAACATTACGATAAACATGGTGACGGTACTTTTTGAAAGGCTTCGCGCCCATGAAAGCACTTCGTACCATTCGTCATTTGCCAGGCATCTTTTGATCGCCTTTTTCTGGAAGTCGGCAAATTCGGATTTGGCATACGCGAGGAAGAAGAACTTTATCCATTCTATCGGGTGAGCTTCCAGCCAGGTACGGTGTTTTTCTATTTCCGCCCGGCTCAAGTTTT